CTTCTCCAAATAAAAAGGAGGCCGCGTATTCTACTAAATCACGCCCTGCCTCCATTTGTTCCTTCTTATCTTTATATATCATAAGAGCATACCACGCCCATTGAAATGGGTTAGTAAACTCAAATTCTGGATCATCAACTGTCTTACCTAATGCCTTGCACACTTCCCAACGGAGCCTTTGGTCCGGCTCCCCAACTATTTTTTTAAGACAAGCTCGGCCCCTATTTGCTGTGTAGCCTCGTCCATTACCCTCTGATATTCCCCCAACAGAAGCATAAGAACTTGCTGTGACAATGAACCAACGACTGCCAATCTTTTACTAATTTTATCTAAGCCGCCTTGCTGCTGCGAAGAAGGAACCATAGATTCATATAGATGCTCTAGTGAAACCCCTCCGATCTCATCTACAGCCCTTGCTAGAACGGCAATGGCCAAATCATACATGCGAGAAGTCTCTGACATAATGGCCAAAGATTTTAAGGCGTCGCTTGTTTCTTTGGCTGACAATGTATGAATCTTTACTTGTAGGCCATAAAATTCAAATTCTTTTTGAATATGGCCAAGATTCACCAGTTGCCTTACGTCGCTTAACTTAGGCGCAAGAGCATTGTTGTACTGATATGTACCAGTATCGCCAAAAAAGGCATTATTCATTTGTTGATTGGGGGTTTCTGAAACAGGATTACTTGCAGTGCTTACTTGTGGGGGTGGGGCTTGTTGGACTGTCTGGGGAGCGGGATTGCTCGCCGGGGGTGTTTGATTGAAAAAACTAGGACGCAATTGATTAGTATCCATCTTCCTTTTCTCCTTCCTTATAAATAACTTACAATAGCTGGCTGGACCAAAAAGATCCAGCCAGCTATAAATACTTAGGCCGTAGTATTAAAGACAGCATCAATGAGGCCAGCTGCATCAAGAGATCCGCGCCGCTGCCCAAGATCTGTAGCTGCTTCAATAGAATCTTTCTGGAACGGCAAGCCACGTTCTCCGCCATCTACTGGAAACATGACACTTACAAATTCTGCCCAAATATCTGCATCTTCTGTAACAACATAGTCATCAGTACCATATGTAGTACCAACTCTAGTAAACCAACAGTTGCGATATACATGAACTTGGGCACTTTCATTCTTAAAATTCTCATGAACTTCTATATCAAACGGTATACGTTGAGCTTGAATATTAATAAAGCCACGACCAAACGCTTCGGTCATACGTAAGCGATCAAATACAACACGCCTTACCGTAAGTGTAGTTTCTGTAATACGATTAGGGACAATTTCTATAGTACCATCCGTTCCAATTTCTGGAATTCGTCTAAGGCCACGATTTACGTTTGTAGTTAGAGATTGTATAGCACCTACAGCATTTTGTCCTACTTTAACAATAATCTGTGTAGATAGCAAAGTATGTGTTTTGCTATCGAGTAAAGACCCTGTGAGGGGGTAGTCAGCCATATAATTATTCTCCTAGTGCCTATCTATTTTTTAATTCTTCTTCGAGTGCCTGAATCATTTCAGAACGCATTTGTAATACTCTTTCGTAAATATTTATTTCAAATTCTGCATTATCTCGTTCAAAATCAGGCAAATCTTTTTCACTTAAACGATTCTTAAATTCATCACGCCACTCTTCATCTTGTTTTTGATATTCTTTATGGCGCTTCAAATTACGTTCTAACTCTTCCTTAGTTTTATGCCGATAATCGTATGTCAATGGAAGAACAACTGTTTGCTTTGCAGAAGGATCTATAATTTCTGGCTCTTCTTTAGCTTGTTTTACAAGCTTTTTAGATACCATAAGTCTTTCATATTCGCGCCAAATAAATGACATATTACTTTATCTATGTATTATAGACCAAATCTAATATGATTTGGGCATCTGGATATCCGCGTAAAGCTGCTTTTTCAAAACAATTTTTAGCTTCCGTCGCATTTGCCGGAATGCCTTGCCCAACTCCATGCATAAAACCAAGAACTATGGCGGCTTGAATAGATCCAGAATCACAAGCTGTCATTAAATATTCTTTTGCTAATGACATATTTTTTGTAACCTGAGTGCCTTCAAAATAGAGCCCTCCCAATAATAGGGCGGCTCTTACATGTCCATTAGAAACTGCTTGGGAAAGATATGAAACTGCTTGATTAGCATCCTTATCAACTCCCCAACCATTTAAATACATTTGTCCTAAAATAAACTGGGCGGCTGCATTACCAGAATTAGAGGCATTTACTAATGCGGTGAGCATAATTATTCCAGGTCATTAAGGGTAATTTCACCCTTTTTAAACATATCTAATAATTCTTCTGTTGACTTAATATGTCCACGAGCTGAAGATAAAACTAAAAAATGTACTGCCATTTTGATATTGGTAGGAAAACCATGGAAACCAAATCGAAAAGCTACGCCTCGTTCATAGGCTGCTTCAACATCCCACACATTTGCTCTAGAACTAATTTTCTTTTTAAGTTTTTTACTTTTAATAACTTTCTTCATAGTTTTAGGATGTTCCTTAATGTTCTTAAAAAATTGTGTGCGTTTCCTAAGTTTTTCTTTCTTTTCCTTACTTGGCGGCTTTTTACCTAAATACTCCAAAACTTTGGTGGGCTTAGACTCAGATACATAAGCATATTCAGATTCACCAGTGGAAGGATTAACCTTCTTTTTAATTTTACTACTCTTATTTAAAGTATTCATTTACTTTATCTACGAGTGCGAGCTCTGGCTGGTACTGGAATCGGAATTCTTTGTGGCTGCATTAGAGATCTAAGAAATTCTTTAATACTATTAAAAATAGATGTAAGCATGATTATAAGACCCCTACAGAAATGTCGATGAAGATCCAATTAACCGGGAATACCGGTTCTACTGCAAATCTAACATTAACTTGACGAGGTTCTACTGAATCGCGCTTAACTGAAAGTTCTGCAAACTGTGTAATCAATCCTTGAGAAACTAATGCTGTCAATATGTTAGTTGTTACAGTTTGGATTGAACCAATTGTCGTTCTGTCAAATGGAGTACCAACAAATCGTTCTTCAAGACCTTCACGTGATACTTTGGCAACGAAGTCTCTAATATCAATTACTGAAGGCTCTTCTTCTTCTGGTACACCATTTTGTATTGTGGTGAGGCCAAATCTTACTCTGCCGCCACCAGTAATTGGAACAACGACAGATACGCCAGCATCTCCAAGCTGATCCATCAAGAAGTCACTAATAATCTTATCTCGTAAAATAGTAAATCCAGAAAGATCCCTTCTTGTAAGGGGCTCTGCTAAATTAGAGCGACGGGATAGGCGGCCTGCTGCGGCAGCGGCCAAATAAATACCACTCAACGCCACTCTTTCGCCATTAACTATGCGAATCAATTCATCTGGCCACAGCCATATCATACGAAAAGTGTTACCATAATTACGTTCAACTGATAGATCTTGTAAATCTTCATTGTTATTGGCTGCAAGTTCTGCAAGTTCATCGCCTTGAACGCCTTCAATTAATCCTACATCTTCATAGGCAACTAACTCCAATCCAAGAAGCGCATCTACAGTAACTCCACGAGGCGTACCCGTAATAACAATTCGTTCTTTACGATGTCTTGTATCGCTCATTTTCTTGGCATGCTCAACAGCATTTCTTTGAACAAGAGAAATGCTACATTCTGGCAATGGCACTACATAATAAGGATCATATTTTTCGAGTTCTGAAAAGGCATTTGCCCATCCAGCATCGAAAAAGTCTGCATCGCGTTCATCAATATATGTAATGCGCAAACCTTGCCCGTTAGCCAAGAAAAGATCTGGACTTAAGAATAAATATGTGCGATTCTTATTTGCAACAACATCAAATCTTTCTATAATCGTATAAGCAGAAAGTGGATTATCCGATACGAATGCTGCATGTCCTGCGGCCAAACTTGCGGCATCATCACCATAATCAGGATTATAAAAACCAATCTTAGCAGGAAAGATCTGATTTGAATTATTTGGATTAGTGTCACTAATAACGAATATATTAACATTTGTGTCACCGTCTGGCTGACCAGTAGTGATTTCAAATGTAAGATCGCTAGCGGCTGATCCGCCTGTAGCACCAACACCGTCAGGAGTAGCGCGTGAAGTAAGTAATGTCTCCGCTGTTCTGCGGGCAATTGGAGGTTTAGGCTGAATAGCATAAACTGCCGGAGCGCCGTTTTCAAAGGCCATCTGAGCCCCTAAAGATAGAGTATTAGAAGTACTTGGTGCCCCGTGCTTTTGGTATAAAATATCTGGATCATCAAAAAGTTGAACATCATTTATATCTGGTTCGGCAATATATCGAGCTTCAAGACGGTCGCGTGGATTTAATTTACGACTATTGACTTGAATAAAAAATACATCATTAAGAGCGAAATCTACGGCTCCACTGCCCAAGGTCTCATTAACAGCAAATTCTAAAATGCCATTATCATTTTCAGTACCATCGCTTAGCCAAATAATGGGTGCATTGGTTACTGGATTGCGAGAAAGTCCTGAAATACTGCCAGTAAGGCTAAACGATGTAATAACATCAATATAATCATAGAAAAATTCGTATGATGTGCCTGATACATCAGCTGTTACTACGGCAGAATCAATTGTAATACGTCCAGTTGCCGTATTAAGAGTAATTGGAAAGCCATCGACATCGCTAGCAAATGATGTAAGTGGAATAGGCAGGCCGCCGCTAATACTTACAGTTACCGAAGCAAGTACTTGATTACGGTGATCTAGTTGAATATAACCAGGGCCGCTATTAGAAGAAAGTGCTGCAATAATTGTGGCGGGCGTAAATAGGGTACTATCAGAATTAGATACCTGTGCGCTACTAATTGCTCGCAGTGTCCATACTTCTGCTGGAGCTTCTTCATCTAAGAGATTAACTTGATTAGAAGTGTAACTAATTACAACTCCATAAGCATCTCTTACTGGGGCAGAAAGGAATCCTGTTCCTCTATTATTTTCACCTGCTTGAAAGTGTACGGGAGCTGCGTCTGTACCAAAATTTTCAAGAGTGGCGTTTTGCATAATGATGCGACCATTGCTTAAATCAACGCGATAATCAAATTCATCAGGAATTGGTCCACCATCATATCCGTCTGCAATTGTTCCTTCCTCACCTTCTAGTTGGGTGCCGTTAAGGAATAAATTAAAACGATTTGTTACAATCGGAAAAGTTGATACAAGAAAATGTCTACCGTCTTTATTTTGAAAACCTATAAAATCTGCTGAAACACCATCTAGTCCGTTTCCTAAAGCAGAATCAACTACAAGTTCTTCTCTGATACCTTCGCCCATAATAACGGGTAGACGTGGCCCACCGCCAATGGCGACGGCGCGCTGTATCGTGCGCACTCGCGTGAACGCACCTGTCTGTAAAAATCCAATAACTCCAGGTATCGAGGCCATTTTTTTATTCTCCTGCTATTTAAATTCGCAATTAGTAGCGAGAAAATTTACTATGCACATAAATTGCAAAAAATCTTCTGTTAACATAAAAAGATAAAATTTCTATGAGACCATTTTTGTTAATAATCTTATAAACTTCCATCGAACTACTTTTATTAAAGGCATGCTAACGCCTTATATGACTATCTATTTTATTAATAGAAAAGTATTATAATATTAATTTTTATTCTAAAATTTCTTGTTCTGTAATAGTTAATAAGGGGTTTTCGGTACTAAATCCCTCAAGGGTGCCAGCATATGTAATAATATCTAGATCATTACGCACCAGGCTACGGCCACCTAAATATACTGGTTTAAATGGATTATTAGGCGGAAATTCAACATCGCCAAAAAATTGAACACCTATTGAAAATAATACAGTTTCAACTAAATCTCCTACAGGAATTTCCCTTCTCCACTCACTTCTAGTTTCAATAGAAAGAGTTTGTTTATAAATATAATCATTAATATGCTCTACGGCCTCTTCTCCGCCAGCAGATATACTTTTAATAAATAAACCGTTTTCTCTTAAATCTTCCCTAAAAACATGCATGAGCCCAACAGTAACTATATCGGTTAATTCTTGCAACACCGTAACGTCTTCTGTGGATATTACAATATTAAATGTCTGTTCCCATGCCCCGGCAAATACATGTGCTTTTGGCACTCTTGTATATCTTTTAACACTGTTTTCATCTAAAAAACAATTGATCTCATATAATAATGTTCCATCGTTTTGATTAAAAGATACTGGCTTATAAGAAGTTCGATTATGCTCTACAACTATAGATGGAAACATTTTAGTTTCATAACGATAAATGTCTGTAATAATTAGGGCCGATGCGCCACCAGCACCAAGTGGCAAAGTTGGATCTTCTGGAAGAATGGGAAATCCAAATGAATCAGAGACGTAAGGATATTCAGAATCGCCACGGAAAATCTCTCTAATTACATCTATAAGCAATCCTTTACTCTGTACAACGGCAACTTGCTGTACAACATTAAAGTCGTTATAAAAGCTAGAATAAACGCGATGGTCTGTTGACATTTATAATCTCAATGTAATAGATTCAGAAATAGAATTATCTTGGTTCACTTGCGCCTGACTTGTATCTACCTGTATGTGTGGTGCAATCTTGGCAATTTCATCTATACAAGCATTGACGGTTTTAGCAATCTCTTCCATTTCTTGCACTGTCGAAGCCGTAACAATCATTTGTATACTTACTGACATATTATCTTCCGCGTGCTATTTGATAACTAGTTACTCCAGATGGAATAATAATATTTATATTGTGTGGCGCCTTGCCGCCTCTTAAATATTCAATGGAATAAGAGCCGCTTTTTGGAACAGTAATATTCCATTCCCCAGTTTCACTAGAAATAGCTTTACCTATTTCTGCGCTTGTAGCACCATCATATATTGTAATGGCAACACCTTGTAGTGGTTTTTTATTTTCTGCCAATACAATGCCCATCACCTTAACTGGAATGGGAGCATTGTTGATTTTATCAGATGCTACATTAAGTCCGGCTTGCGTTTTTCCTAAGCGCATTGGACTATGCATAGCTAGATCAGAAACGGCTCTTTTTATATCTATTATATCACGTTTAAGATCTAGAACATCTCTTGCTATAGTTTCTAGCAATTCTTTGTCTGTCATAACTTACTTAAAAAATTAAACTGCCTTACAGGCTTTTAATACTACATGGGCTGGCACATGTGTGGCGCTACCGGTAGTAAAACTATGTGAATGGTCTCCACCAGAAGCCGTTGTACCAGTAATGGGAAAACTTACTGGAGAAGAAGTCAAATCTCCTCCACTGCCAGTGCCCGGAGCAAAACTATCGGTTTCAAAACCTCCGCCGCTTAAATGTTGATTCCATACGCTAGTACTAAAAACTAAACTTCCTGCCCCATGCGTATGGGCTCCTGCCGTACCTGTTGATCCAGTATGCACATGTGTATCACTGCCGACGGCAGTAAGAGATCCTGTAGTGCCGCCACGAACAAATTTATTATTCAATTCTGGGACATCTACATATCCTGGCGGACATGTACTGCCAAGCATAAAAATAATGCCATCTACAGGAATAACATGGGCGGCGGATACAGTAGAGTCTAAAAGATCAAGTCTGCTATCTAGTATGTCTAAAGCTTCTTGTACTGTTGCTGGAGGTCCAGATAGCGCTGCTGAAGTATTGTCAAACTTAACATGACTAGCAGATGTTTCTCCCTCCGCATATGGGGTGGTAACTGAATCGTCAAAAATTACAGTTCCATTAAATAATCTTACAGCATTTGTACTTATTCTAATGGCAAATGCAAATATATTGGATGCGGACGGAAGAAAATTTGCTGTTACAACAGAAGCCGACGTAACATCATAATCCATTAAAGCTGCCCTATCTAAATTGATATAGGCAATACTTCTAATCGTAGGCAATACTATGGGAGAAACACTAATTTGTTTTATTATGGCATCGCCAAATATAGTAGTTTGATAAATTCTGATGTCTTGTGTAAATGCTAGGGCGCCTGTTACAGAATTGAAGAAGAAGTTTCCACCGCCCAACATGTGTAAGCTTCTATCCTCATCATTAAAAATATCATCAATTTGAGCCTGTAGGGCATCGTCCCTGTTTATGCTTTCAACTTCTTTTGCAACAATAGTTGCAGTAGAAGTATTCTGGTTGGCATTGACCTTTCCGTCTAATTCATCAAGAGCACTTTGTACATTATCTGAAACTAGAGTTGTGGGTATTTTATTAAAGAAAATTCTGGCAGCATCAATATTTTCAAATGGTAATGAATCTCCATCTTCATAAATAGCGCCGTTACGCCAATAAATTTTATTATCATAATCTCTAACTGCTAATACAATGGCATCATTGCTATTTAATAGTGGATTAGCTAGGGTTGTAACGATAGCAGATTTTAACTGAGGAACTCCCGTGCGAGACACTTCTACGGCAAGTACGTATCCTGGGGCTGGCAGTAATACTGTCTGAGGTGCAACAAGAGTTGGTGAATTACCATTAACAGGAAATTGAACAATTAAGTTAGATGTCCATGATAATTGTGCCGTGCCAACAGACCATGTGACAATACCGCCACCAGTTAAACTATAATTACGATCTTGAGCCGGTTGTGCGGTGAGTAGTTCAATTGGAATTGATTTTAATGATCCGTCTGGATTAATAGCAACATTAAGACGCTCTACCAAAGATATTTTAGATCCTTGCGGATTTAATCCTATGGCATGCTGTATCTTAAGCAAGGCGTCAATTTGAGTATTTTCTACCGTAGATAATAGTTCCGTAATACCATCTTCAAAAAGTGGTAGATTAGTATACGAATCAAATTGCGATGGATATGTACTTGGTACTGTAATTGGCATTTTGTCTACCTACTGTGCTAACTGAGCGCCGCCCACAATGGTTCCAGCCGTTAAGCCAGCTCCTAAAAGGAACCAAAGCATTTTGGAATTATACCAGCGATCATTTCTTTCTTTTTCTTTCTCATAAGATTTATATGCATCTGCATACATCTTTTTAAACAACTCTATTTCTTGCTCTGCTAATTTGGCTTTCTCTTCTTGAATAGAAATTTGTTGCTGCTGATTTGCAGACAATTTTTTATACTCTTCTATTTCTTGTTTTAATCTTTCTAATTCTTTTACATTATCAGCGGCTTTTTGAGCTTCTTCTTTAGAAAAAACATAGGAGTCTTGTACAAACTCTTTAGTATCTCCCTTTTTAATAAACTCAACTGCTCTTGCGCTTAGTGGTTGTAAAAGAATAAAAAATACTACAGTAGAACTAATAATTTTATTTCTTATTGTCATTTAATTCTTTAGTTAAAAAATCAACCAATTCTTGGTCAGATAATTTCTTACTTGTCTTTGTTTTAGATATACTATTAATTTTCTTAATAATATCTCTTTGTTGGTCTCTTAAAGAAGAAAGTTTTTCATCATTCTTTTCTTTTTTGGCCTTAATTTCTTCAACTGCCAATTGCGCCTTAGTAAGGGCTAATTCCGTATTTAAAGAATCTATAGTATTTCCGGCCTTTTTTTGTCGCCATAATAAAATACTGTAAAAAATGGTCGCAGCTGTACCGACAAGAATGCCAAAATTGTTTTTAAAAAACTCACCCCAGGTCATTTTGGGTACTCCGAAAAGGTAGCTTCTTCAGCCCCCAAATATAATAAGGGGGGCTGAAGAAGCTTATAACAAATTACTTACGTGTCTTTTTACGTGACTTAGACTTTTCAGCAAGTGCTTTCAATGTCGGATTCATAGCAATAAAGTTAAGTACAGAACCTACTTTATTTGCCCAATAAAGAACCCGGTCATCCTTGTCTGTCTTGGTCTTTTCTGCCAATGTCTTTAGTACAGGTGTGCCAAACTTCAAGGCAGCAGAAGCACCACCAGAAATGGCCAAGCCTTTAACAAGCCAGTCTCCAGCTGTACCAAGGTCGGGCAAATAGCCCAAAAGCGATAACAATTGATCCATAACATCTCCTTTTTTTATTATACAAAAATGCTAACAAAAATCAAGTGATAACTACATTATTTCAACTTGATTATATTAGCCAACGCGCTCATCCACTTATAAAAAACATTCTGTGTTTGAGCAGATTCCCTACTATCCGCTTTATTAATGGATGAAACTTTATTAGAATCATCTATATTAGATTTGGCTTCATTATTATTTACTTTTAATGGCCATTCTTTATTATTAAGGCCTGCAAAAAATCTATCCCATTGAAACTCTGGACCGGGATCTAATTTACGCCCCAGTGGAATACATATGTGTTCGTGGCCTCTGAATCTATTATCGGTAATATTATAATCTTTTTTTATATCTTTACACAACTTAATGACAGAATCATATTGCTTATCCGTAAAGCCACTTGTATGCGTAGCCAATAGTTCTATGCCAACAGAAAATTGATTTACATCTTTTTCCCCATCAAGTTCACTGGCTCCGGCATGCCATGCTCTTTTGCCTTCTTCAACCAATTGATATATAACACCTTCACGATCTATAATATAATGTGCAGAAACGCCACTCTGCACCAAAATCTGAAAATTAAGTTCAATATCATACATCTTTGATTTATCTACAAATACGCCTGACATGTAGTGTATAATACATGCTGTAATAGGATGGGGCCTTCCGTCTGCCAATAATTTGCGACTACCAAAATTCTTAATGGGCTTCCAAATTGTGTATGATCTCTTATCCATATATTACAATTTATTACAAAAGAGTATTTTTATAAATACTACTAGTGCCTGGCGTACTTTCATAATCTTTAATAACTTGATCTATATTTGTATGTCCTTCATCTATCAATTGCTCAATAGATTTTTGATTACCAGCATCAGCTTCTAATATATATTTTAAAGCCTTGCAAGAGTCTCCCCCTACCATAGTATAGCGCTGTCCATAGATAAGGATCGGGAATTCTTTAGGCAAGTGCTCTGGGAAGGCTGCGTAAAAAGATCCATCTTTATATAGTCTAATATCTCCAGTACCAATCATACCCTTATTTGTTATTCTAACAACTTCTTTAGCTACCATATGAGAAATTTGCAAATTATACTTGTGCGCTAGTGGAATTAAATCTTTTAATAAAATAGCGCACTGATTGCATCCGGGCGTTGTTATTACAGATATAGATTCAAATCTTCCCATATTTTAATATATACAACTTAAAGATATGTTTCAAGACATTAAGTTACTTCGCACAATAAAACAGTAATGTTAATTGGCTCATGAGTGGCAGCTGGACCAGTAGCACCATCGGTTGTAAGGCTGTGACTATGGCTTCCGGCACTTTGTGTGCTAAAATTACCTAGGTTGTTATCGCCAATCTGCCAAGCATCAAAGGCAAGTCCTCCGCCGAATCCAATATTAGACATATCTAAAAAGTCATGATTTTGCAATGAGTGGCTGTGAGAACCGCCCGAATTAGTTGTTGCCGTATGTGTATGGGAGCCATGCGTGTGTGAATTGGAACCAGTTGGAGTTAAACTAGCTGCGGCACCAAATTTTGGATACGCGCCCGATACGCCACCAACTGCTGTTGTTCCTGCCGGACATGAAGCACCATTATACATAATTAATGTGCCTGATGCCAGTCCTGCGCCAAGACCACTAATAATAGTATCAAGTTCTTCCAAGGCAGATTGTATATCTGTACTACTTAAAGATGTTCCAGATGGATCAAATGTTACTCTACTAGAATCAACTTCACCATGCTCTAGAGCCTGATCTCCACTAAATAATACTTGTCCGTTCTTAAGAATAACTTTACTACTACTTATTCTAGTTGCGATAGAAACAATATTATTACCTGATGGCAAGGTGCCGTCTGGAGCAACTGTTACTGTAGCTGTATAATCTGATGTAGCAGATCTATTAATTGTAATATAGGCTATTGCCCTATCTGCGCTTAATGTAATAGGAGAAGAGGCAATAAGAATGAGGGCGTCTCCCATGATAGATGGATTATAAATTCTTATTGTTTGAGTAAATGTAACCTGTGTTCCATCCCAAGTAAAATCCCCACCACCCATCATGTACATATCTCTATCTTGATTAGAGGCTGTCTCTAGAGTTGTAAGATTTGATTGGGCCGATACTATATCATTATTTAAAGTTGTATGTGAAGTCGTAATAGCATCATTAACGTCTGATGCCGTAAAAGGTACTAGAGAATCGTCAAACCTAATATGATTTGCTGAATGTTCACCAAGTGCAACAGGTTCTGTTGGATTGAAAATTACTTGCCCATTGCGTAAATAAACCTTATCATCACTTCTAGTGGCTAAAGCAGTTGAATAGCCATCGTGGGCAACGAGCATAACATCGTCAACCACAACAAGTGTACCGAAATAGTCACTTGTCTGATTTTCTTCTATTTTAACTAGCGCCGTAGATTGGTCGCTTGGGAATGTAATGGGCGAATAGTCTACATCTCTAATGATGAGATTGGCTGGCAAGTTGGGCATGCTAAAAATAAAATTACCAGACCAACTTAGTTCTCCTGTTGAAGAATCAAATTCAATATTGTATGCATTGCCAGTTAAAATAAGATTGCGATCACGATCTACCCTATCTGCATATCCATCTAGAATATCTAAAGCGTCCTGAACATTATCTGCCTCAATATTAGAAACTGTATTTGAATAACTTACTCTAGTGGCGGTAGCGCTACCAAGTGTAGTAGTAGTTTCTGGGGCAACAACTGTGCCATCTCTAAAAACAATATTGCCATCTAAATCACGAACAGCCAAAATAAATATATCTTGGCCATTTAAACTATTGTTGGTTAAATTAGATACTTGTGGAGTCTTGACTGAATCTGCGCCAGTTCTTGAAGGTTCTATATATAGAACATCTCCTTGCTGTGTTAAAAAAGCGGTACTTGCATTAACTGTTGTAGGAACACCGCTACTGCCGGGAAAATTAAGATATAGATTGTTAGACCATGTAAGTGCTGAAGCAATTAAGCTCCAACTGATATCTCCTCCGCCTGTTAGAAAGGCATTTCTATCAGCTATAATAGTAGTAACAACTGCTTCGGGCCTAAGGCTTCCGTTTGGATTTATAGAAACATTAAGCCTATCTGCTAAAGACAATTGATTCCCTTGAGGATTAACTCCCAAAGTTTTTTCAATAGCTAAGATGGCGCTCTTAAAGGAATTAAAAACATCAGCTTTTATATTAGAAGCCCCGTTTCTAACTGATTCAAGAGTTACATCATTATCTATACTACTAGGATATCGAGAGCGTGTCATTACTATGGCCCTTAATAAATATTAAAGCACAATCGGCTTGCTATAAGCGGGATCTGTTTTATCAAGTCGCTTCATCAGACCTTTCTGCGCCCCTACATTGTCTCCTAACACAATAGAATTTTGTGTTACATAGGCAACTTCGTATCTCCATTGTTCAAGTCCACTATAAGGATCAAAAACAACAATAACATCTCTATCTATAATACGAGGAAAGGGTAGTGCCCAAAATGGCAAATCAACTTGCTGCATTAATCCGCCTTGCCTATCTAAATGTATATTTTCATCAAATGGACCAAGACGTACTAATATTCTTTTATCTACGCGTCTTGGATTAAAAAACTGATCATATCCACCAAAGAAACTGGTGCCATAACACATGTCGCAACGCTGCATTGGAGATTCTCTACGTGATTCAACGCATGAACATCGTCTTCCAGTCCATTTGCGACGAAGCAGAATTACTGCCTGTCCTGTTTGAGATAATAACATTTCGAGTCTTTGGTAGTGTTGTTGTGCTGTATCCAAACCACGAACACTTATGATATCGCCATCACTTGTATTTTTAATTTGTTCTCCACCGGCATAACTGCCTATACATGAGCCGCTATGAAAAGAAGTGGGATCTTGACATCTCCACCCTCCAAAATCATAAGGAGAAAAATCTACATTTTCATCTCGTTGTGTAGAATCAGATACAATAGATGTTGTAGGAGTAATTCTTCCGCCAGCAGGTTCGTTTGGTCTATCATAATATGGAGTACAAAACGTTATACGCTTATTACATTCTTCATTTCCCCTATCTGGTGGGGGAAGATATAGGTCGGTACCAACCTGTATCTGTGTAGTAATGTCAAAAGACGGAGGATAGTCCGTTGCTCTTACTCCAAAAAATATCATGTCTCCAGGTGTAAAACCATTTAAAACAACACTTGTATTAGTAGTGATATATTTTGGACCCTCTCTAAATACATTAACTCTTTTAGAAGCATAATAAATATTATAAACCAATACTCTTTCTACACTTGAGGCTACAGCATGATCCCAGTCCAATTTAATCTGTGTGCCGGTACCGCAATCTATTGCTCTTTGGATTCCTACTTCTCTACACCATGTTGGAGAATCAAAAAATATTAAATTTAAAGACCTGGCAACCGACAAATATCCATGCGAAGATATTGTAAGTCCTCGATAATTGTTATCGAAATTTACAAATCCTCCACTAACAGCTGCAATTGCATAAAAGGCCATGATTATATTTTTCTAATAGATAAATCATCTATAGAGGCAGTGCAATGCTTTGTAGAACTTGTATTAACTATATTACCTGCAATGCCTGGATTACCTGCCGAAGTAATATTGCTATCAATAGCGGATGCTGAAATTAAAGTTTGCCCAGATGAATTTATTATAGTAGTTGTCATGCTGTCTATATTTATCTCAAATGTCATAGTTAATAAAGTATTTGTTAAAATTCCAAGTGTATCTGGTGTGGTTACGAAAGACAAAGAAAAAAAAGTATCTGTTGGGCCATGATATCTTTGAATGCGAGCCTCCAGTCCGATATTATCTGCATGATGATTGAGATGAGATGCCACATAAAAACTTCCATTAGCCTGTCTACGCACAATAAGACTTGGGCCGAATGTTGCAAAATCACCACTGGTAGTCTGATAGACAAGTGTTGCCCGCATAGAAACGTCGGCCTCACTAAAGTCACTTCTGTATATTACTCCAGCGCCAATATTTAATACTTTATTTCCACCGCCAGTAGTAAATGGGGAAAAGGCATCGTAAGCTTTGTGTGTACTACCAAAATTTGGGTCTATTATCCAAGACATATGTTAATTAGTTACAGCTCTCCAATTGTCAGCAAAAATATTGGGCACACTTACATTGTTGCCAAACCCTACTACCAAATGCCCCCCTATTCCTGCGGTTCCAGCGGAGGTAAATTGTGAATCTGTTGTAGATGCCTGCATTAATACAAGTCCTGAACTGTTTAATAAGTAACCGGCTATGCTACTATCATTGATAGAAAGTCTCAATTTTAGTAGTTGCAATATGGTTGGAGTATTAATATCTGAGGATAAAATTAGAGATTCTGTTAAGTGTGTAAATGTATCCGATGTACCGTTGTACTTAAAAATGTTCATTTGTCCTCTTCTTGAACCCAATCCAATATCGGTTTGCGTGTATCCAACTGCATAAAAACTACCATCGGAGGACTGTCTTCTTCCTATTAAAAACGCCATTGGATCATGAATATACCCCACGACTGTTATTTGATTTTTTACAACCAAATCGCACTCAACAACCATATTTACTGCCGTAGTTGATGTATTATAAACAGCGCCGGACCCAAAAGATAAAACTTTATTTCCGCCGCCGGTTGGAAATGGGGAAAATGGTTCTGAAGTATACAATGTACTACCAAAATTTGGGTCTATTATCCAAGACATAATTAAATCTCCGCTATAGATAAATTGTCTATAAATGATTGCATTTGTGGGCTACCTGAATTTAATCTGGCGCCTATTCCAGGATTTCCTGCTATAGAAATGGTGCTATTAAATACCCCGG